CTAATGTACAGGCGCTTTTATCAATTCCACGGCTGCTCTTAACTCCTCGATATCCTTGTGTGTATATGTCTTTGAAGTAATGCTCTTGGAGGCATGTCCGACAAGACGATCAATGCATATGGGATTTGCTCCAGCACTGTCAAGCAGTGATGTGAATGTATGGCGGCAATCGTGTATTGTATGGTATGTTGTAATGCCGGCAGCAGACAGGGCATTTTTAAAGTGTTTTGTGAGGGTGAGATTGCTGATGGATTTTCCATTTTCGGCAAATAATACATTGCCGTTTTCGCTGATTCGGTTTGTTACCATGTCACGTATCGCTGAATGAATTGGCACAATTCGGTCCTTGCTAGCAGCAGTTTTGATTCCGCCCTTAAAGGTCCAGTCAGACAGATTGATATTCTCTATAGGCATCTTGTTGAGCTCCGATATTCTCCAACCAGAGTATGTGTATATGAGTGCGGCATCTACCCATGGGATATTTCGATGCTGCCACAGCTTTACAAGCTCATCATGGGTAAAGGGTACACCGGGTTTGTCATCTTCTGTGGCCGTTATGCTGGCAAAGGAAGCGTAACCTTTGCTGATAATATCATTTTATAGTGCGAATTTGTCCAACTGCACGATCAGGCTTTTCATGTGTTCCTGCATTGCATGGGATATTGGCTTGTTGTCTATGGTTTGGTTGAATACTGATTTGAAGTCATTGGTTCGAAGGTTCTTGTACAATCGGTCATGAAGCTGCTCCATATGCTTGTATGCGGCGCGTGTACAGTCCTTGGAGCTTTGAGAAAATGATTTCCCTGATAGTTCGTATTTATCGCGGTAGAAAGCCTGATACAGTTCTCTAAATGTCATTTTAGAGTTGCTTATATCATAGGGGGTCTTGTTATATTCAGCTAGGGCAATCAAGCCCTCCTCACGCGTCTCATAGCGTCCCAGAACGTCATAGACGGGATAATATCGTTCGTCCATGCGGGTGTTAACTCTGACTTCATACGGCTGTCTGCGGTTGCCAGAGAGCTTTACAACAGTACCATAACCATTTTTATTCCTTATTGCTTTTCCACGTGGCATTGTATCATTCTCCTTTTTGAGTATAAAAATAACAGCCAGCGAGATTTTCGCTTGCAAGCTGTTTCTAAAGATGATACAATGTGTTTGCGAATAGGGTATCATCTTTAGATATCTATCAAAGACCGTTCAGTGCTGGTAACACTGGGCGGTTTTTTGCTGGTTGCGATGCCGCACCGCTGTCACAGGGTTGTTTCACGAAGAATAATTGAAACTAATAGACACGGCATTTTTACGAGGGATATGGAAGCTATACATATTTTCCATATCCCTCGACTTTTTCGCCCTGTAGAGGTATAATATTTATATAATATAGGTATATGCTACCTATATAGAAAGGAGGATATTATGACAGCAGCAGAAAAAAGATACCCGGATTGGGTGCAGGAGCAGCGGACACGGGGAACTACAGTGAAAAAGAAAGGGGATACCTATTATCTCTATAAGCGGACATCCAGGCGCGTCCCCGGAAAGAAATACCCCCAGCCGGTAGATACCTATATTGGTATCATCACACCAGAAGGGGTCATAAAAAGCGGAAAGAAAAAAATATCCCTGAGCAGGCGTATGTATAAAGAACACGGAGTGGGGCTGCAGGAACTGCAGGTGCTGAAAAGCATTTACCTGCTGTACATTGGAAAAGAAAGGGCGGTATCAAAGATCAGCCCGGAACAGGAACAGTTGTTGGGAAAAACGGGAGTGGACCTTTCCATGTGCTGAAAACGGATTCCGGACAAAGCCGCTTGTGGAATATATGAGGGCGGTGCCGGACCCCAGGTGTGGCAGGGAAACAAAACATGACCATGCGGAAGTGCTGGTATGCCTGGTGGCCGGTTTCCTGGCGGGGAGGACGACCATACGCCGGAGCCTGAAATGGTGTAAAAAGCATTTGGAAGAATTGAGGGAATATCTTCCATTAAAGAATGGCATCGCCTCCCCATCCACAGCATGCCGTCTCCTGTCAGGGATCGATGAGGAACTGTTTGCGCTGGAATTCATGGAATGGATCGGGGAAATCATGGATACGAAAGGGATCCACCTTGCGGTTGACGGGAAGGCACTGCGGGCTGGAATGGAGAAAGTGAAGAATTTCCGGGCACCGATGATTCTGAATGCGGTGGATGCGGCAACGGGGCTGGTGGCAGCGCAGATGCCCATAAAGAATAAGGACTGTGAGATCAAAGCGATACCGGAGTTGTTGAAACTGTTGGATATCAAGGGAAGCGTCGTCACGGCAGACGCGGTGGGAACCCAGACGCAGATCATGGAACAGATCCTGTCCCAGGAGGGGCATTTTGTACTGATGGTCAAAAAGAACCAACCGCAGTCTTATGAGGAGATCGTAAAATATTTCGGGGAAATGTCAGAAGACCATAAAAGAACGAAGGAGGACGAGAACTACAGACCAAGATATCCCGGGATGCAGGAGAAATATGAAGAAATCAGCCGGAAGGAGAGGAACCGTGACAGACAGGAATACCGGTGGTACAGCGTATGCCGGGAATGCAGCCTCCTGACAAAGACGCAGAAAGAATGGCCCTTTGTAAAAACAGTGGGATTAGCCAGGCAGATACGGATACCAGTAGAAAGGGACGGGCAGGGAAACGACATTACGCCGGATATAAAAACTTTTCTGGAAAAAGGTTCAAGGCGGAGGCCGAAACCGGTCCAGGATGAAGAGACAGGGAAAGATATCCAGGAAACAGGGATGATCTCGGACATGGAACTGACAGCAGAAGAAATGGGGAGGATAAAAAGGGAACACTGGGCGGTTGAGAACCGTCTGCACCATGTACTGGATGATGCATTCCGTGAAGACAGGTCACCGGCAAAGAAATCAAAGCACAATCTGGCGCTGATCAGGAAGTTTGCCTATAACATCCTGCGGATAGCCATACTGTATGGTGACTGTGCGGAGATCATGACAGAAGCCATGGATGATTTCAGCGATGACCTTCTTTTGAGAAAGAAATATGTCTTCAGCGGAATTGAGAGTTTTTATTGATATAAAATAAGTATATAGGATTTGAAAAAAAGTGTAAATAAGATAGAGGGGATGTTTTGCGCATTTTTTCAGATGTGGACAACTGAAAAGAAAAAAAGCTGTGAAGGCGGCAGGATGTCCAGATTCCGAACAGACTGACAGCAAGTTCATAATAAATGATGTCGTTTGGAAGCCTTCGTGAAACAACCCTGACCGCTGTCAAATTCCATGTTGACAAACAGCGGTGCATTCGATTATAATATGCTTAACAGGGGAGCCGGAAGGTGAGTGCTAGTCACCCGACCCGGCGAAATAGTATCAAGTTAAAAAATAGCCGTTATTCTCGCCAAAGAACAGGACGGCTATTTTTTATTTTTCAAATTCAGAATTGCAACGATCAGAAGTCCCATAGTCAAAAGTACCATAAATTCCTCATATGTAGTCATAATACCCACCACCTTCCGTTGGGTCTCGGATTGGGTGAGAGCACGTCCCCCGGCTCCTCGGTTAAGCATATTATATTGTCATGGTGCAGTAATTCCCCGATTTGAAATCGGTAAAAAGGTCACATTTAAAATGCGGGCGCAAGATTGAGCTGGCAACTAAATAGTTGTCTAAAAGGGGGATTTGATTAGACCCTACCCGGCAATTATGGGGTCGGTATCTCTTGATTTGCAGTATACCTTGTGGCACTCCGTAGCCCCTAAATTTCGGGCGTAATAGCTGTTGATGGCTATTCTACCAATGATACATTAAAACGCCTGTATAGGGCGAATAGGGCTGGAAATTAAGCTGTATTGGTTTTCGCCATTGTGACGAATACTGCCAACCACAACCATTTGGCTGTGGTCAAGTTCCAATTGGATTTACTGTCATTATATAGGTGACTCCCTGTGTAAAGGAGTCACCATTCTGGGGCAACCTTGAACGGACTCGCAAAACATCATTTTGATTTTGGGCTTGAATGAGTACGCTTACTAAAATTATAGTAACCTCACTGGTTCAAAATTGCTCCCAAGTAAATCATCACTTCGATCAATTTGTTATTATTTTAAGTTCTTTTTTTGTTCTCGTTCAATTTGCTTAATACTTTTTTCGGGTGTCGGCAAATCTTCGGGCATTGTACCACCAAGTCGGCCAATGGTTTCGCGGACCTCTTTGCCGACTGTATAGTGAGCCTGGTTTGCCTTATCTTTTCCTTGTATATTTTCACGGCGAAGTTTAGCTTCCGTTTGTGTGGCTCGAAAAAGATTAGCGGCAAGTTCTTCGTGTCCCATATGATCCAGAATATCAGCATTTTTCCCCAAATGTTTATGCTCTTTTATGTCTTTTGCAGTCATGCCTCCATACAAACCTTTATATCCACAGTTTTGAAAAATGGCATAATCTAAACTAGATTCAACCCCGGCGTCTTTGGCGGCAGCAACCAGAGTTTATTATGTTCTTTCATTTCTTTTCGGATAGCAAGACGTTTTTCGTCTTCGCTAAGCTGATCAAAATTGTCGATAAGTTCTTGCTGCCTTGTTTTTACGGCAAAGTATGTTTGTCCAAGAGCGATAACTTTTTTGCGAGGATCACTATTTTGGACAATTAAGTAGCATGCATAACGGGAAAGCTGAATATCACCAATGTCTTTATGTGTAATGCCGGCTTCAACGATTTTTCCCACGTGGGAAAAATGGTCAGAAATATTGTTTCCACTGTTTTCACAAGCGGTTTGGGCTTTGTCTATAACATTTAAAAATTTATCCCACCGCCTATATTCCAAAGCTATTTGTAATTCTCTTGCATACCAAAATTCTTGGCCATATTCGTTTACATGGCGGATTGATTCAAATAATGATTCGGTATAGCTGTTCTCCTCTTCTTTTGACATTGCTTTAGATAATACACGATCATGCATAGCCTGTAATTGCTCGGTAAATTCTTTTTCATCCATAAACTCTGTCCTTTCGTTAAATATTGTACAGTTAATGGTTTCAAGGAGCTGTAATTGACTTAGTTATTTTTGGGTCGTTTGTTTTTCACACAAACCTCTATACGATGCCCTAATCTAAGGTACCGTCTTGGTACAGGAGACAACTATTTGGTTGCGTCCTATTAGGGGAAGGACATTTGGCTTTTACCCCCTGTTGCAAAGCGGATACTTCATGATGGAACACCAGTCGGAAATTACTGGTATCCCTGCCGCTGATTTGATGCGCCAGTTTTGGATTGTCCGTTTTTTGGACAGACCCGAAGCCAAAACTGGCTTGGCTAGTCTTGGGGTGGGTCTGGCTTGGTGTATCGGGGGATTTCGGTTAATTCTTCAATGCGTTTAACGGCCTCTTTCTGTCCGATATCGTTTAATTTTTCATAAGCAGGTTGTAATTCTAACAATGGTTTTAAATATTTTTGCATAGATTTTAATGTTTCTTTTAAGTGCTTCAGAGCTAAGTCCTGCTTCTGGTTATAATCGTTAAGTAAATGTATTTCATTTTCATTTAATTGTTCACCGCTTTCAATTTTTTTATGGATTATATTTATTTCTTTTAGAGTTTCAATATTTTCTTGTGAAAGATTATGGTTAATGCGGATACTACCATCATATTTATGAATATTGTTGTCTTTTTTTCTTGTAGACTCAATTTGACTGTTTTCTTGCAATTCTTCTTCCGAACTGGCAAATGAATGTGAGTGCATAAAGGATATATAATCGTAGGCTTTTTGCGCAATCTGTTTTATATCTTCTTTTTCTTGTTTGAACTGCTCTGATTCAACATATTTTGTAATTGCATCTTCTTCTTCGTATGTTAAATCTTCTTTATTGAGAAATTTTTGTATAGCATTATCGAAGGCTACGGGCTTAGTGTTTATGTTATCGAACATTCTATAATATTTCTGTGTTTCATCATCAATAATATCTGTTATTTTGCAATTTAGTCCAACACAAAGTTTCATAACAGCGTCTGGTTTTGGATTATATTTTCCAGCTTCATATTGTCGAATTGTGATTTCTGCAATTCCAGATTCTTTAGCAAGTTGCTTTTGAGTCATATGTTGCTGCTTCCTTAGCTTTTTTATCTGCTCTCCAATAGCCATGTTCATCACCTCAATATGAATTATACCATATAAAGGTAGGAAAAAGTAGATGTATTTGCATCTTTTTATTGACATTCGAACTTAACACTGCTATTATAGATGCAAATACATCTTAGCATATGGTTTTCCATCTGTCAAATATTTCTTATAAAGAAAGAAGGTGAGAACGTGAAAGTTAATAGGAAGAAATTAGAACTTGCGATGGCTACAGCGTGTATGAACACAGAAGATTTGCAAAAAGCATCTAATATTCCAAGAGCAACCCTTAACAATGTAATCTCTGGTCGTAATGTAAGACCGGGAACTATGGGTAAGGTTGCAAAGGGGTTGGGTGTTTGTGTAACTGAAATCATTGAGGACTAAGAAAGGAGAAAACAAAAAATGGCAAAAGTATTCAGAGATTATGCAGAGGTAAGTGAAAACATGATGGAGGGTTTCACAGTAACAAAAGTATCTACCGGAATCAATGCAGAGGGTAGCGGCATGCTGTTGGAGCTGGAAAGAACCATTGACAATGTAACCATCGGCATTGATATGAGCTATGATCCTGATTGCAGAGAGGGTGAAACACCGTTCATGGTATCAGAGGAGTATGTGAAGCACATTCAGCAGTAAGTGAGGTGATTCTTATGCTATCAAGAGAAGAATTATACCGAATAGCGGCAGCAGACGAAGCGCGCCTTGGTGTGGGTAGTAAGGCGCGCCTACAGCGCCACAATGAAATTATGGCTTTGTGTGATGCTGTCGGAATCCTGCCAATGTGCAATGAAATGCAAAGGGGGTTATGTGATGGGGATTCCAAGAGACACGACAATGCTCAAGCCGGACAGCCGGAAATTCCTGATTGCGATGGCTAAAGCTAGAGTTGAACCGGTTGAGCTTGCAGAGAGGGCAGAATTATCAAAGAGTATTGTTTATTCTATGAGGAGAGGTTTTTACACAAAGCCTAAGTATTTAGGGAAAGCGGCAGAAGCTTTAGGCGTTAAAGTAGAGGATCTGATTGAGGATAGAAAGGAGATGAAAACAGAAAGCAATGGAGAGTGAAGATTTAGGATATGTAAAAATTCATAGGAAGATTCTTGAATGGGGGTGGTATAAGGATATTAACACATTTCGTCTATTTATACATATGCTCTTAAAGGCAAATTGGAAAGAAGGAAATTTTAAGGGTACAACGGTGCCACGTGGTTCATTTGTTTCATCATATCCGCATTTGGCAGAAGAATGTAGCTTGACAATTAACGAATTAAGGACTGCTTTAAAGCATTTAAAAAGCACAGGCGAAGTTACAGTCAGCACAAACAACAAATACAGCATGTTTACAGTAAATAACTACTACAAGTATCAAGATGATAACAGTCAAGCCGATAGTCAGAGCACAGACAGCGCACACTCTATTAACAGTCTATTAACAACAATCAAAGAAAAGAAAGAAGGAAAGAATATATATAATAATATTATCACTAAAGATGATAATATTATTTGTCCAGAGCCAGAAAAATCAGCTCCGAACCCGAGCGGAATACAGCTTGTCCTGAATGATAAAACATTCTACGATGTGCCGATTGACAAAATAGCCCTATGGCGTGAGACATATCCAGCAGTGAACATTGAGCAGGAGCTCCAGAAGATGCGCGCATGGCTTGACAGCAACCCTACAAGGCGAAAGACCAGAAGAGGGATTGAACGTTTTATTAATAACTGGCTTTCTCGGACACAGGATAGTGCAAAGCCGCAGACAACAAAACAAAATGGGGGTGATACTGAGTATGCAGCGGAAAAATATGACCGTTCCTTCGCGCTCTAATGCCTGTCCCATTTGCGGAAATACGATGTGGAAAACATATGACGCTGGGATTATACCTGATTATGGCAGGGCGAATCTGTTTGCAGAACCATGTGAGAAATGCAGGGCAAAATACCGCGCTATAGATGAAACAGGGATTTCGGTAGAGTATTGTGATGCTGATTTGGACAAATTCAGTTTTGGTGCCTATTCGAAAAACACGGACAACATGCAAAAAATCGCGCGGGATTTTGTCGAGAATTTTGAGACACGCTGGGAAGCGGACAAGGTGGGGTTATACCTTTGGAGCGAGAAAGCAGGGAGCGGAAAGACTTTTCTGCTAAGCTGCCTTGCAAGGTCAGTCATGCTCAAATATGATTTGCAGATGCGTTTTGTGACCACGAGCGATTATATTGCGGCGGTTGGCGAAAGCTTTAAGCGTGAACGGGGCGAACATGATCGAAGCGAGGTATACCGCCAATGCCGACTACTTGTGCTGGACGATTTGGGAGCGGAGAAAAAAGGCGACTGGCAGGAAGCGGAAATATTCCGACTAGTAAATGGGCGTCTGAACGACGGAATGGTAACAATGTTCAGTTCTAATATGCCGCCATGGGAGCTCAAAATGAACAGTCGGACAATCAGCCGGATACGCAGGGCTTCTATTGTTTTACAAATGCCTGAGGAAAGTATCAGAGATAAGCAGTCTGATGAAAGGCAGGCGAAATTCCTGAAAGGGATATTGGAAAAATAAAAACCCTGTAAGGAGCACCACCTTCTTACAGGGCAGTCACAGCCGGAGCTGCTACCCAAACACAGTTACATAGTAGCATACTTTCCGGCAGAAAGGAAAGGTTTTTATGGAAAAAATTAAAAAGTACGTTGAGAGATTTTTTAAGGGTAAGAAGCAAGATATCAATTATGAAATGTCATTCAACGAGTCAAAAGCAGGCATAAACGCAGTTATTAGTTCGGCAGATGCTAATAGTGCATTTGACGTAATTACAACGTTTTTCAATTTTGGTTATGCAAAAGGCTATCGTGCGGCAATGGCTGAAATGAAGAAAGGCGGTGCGGCATGACAGAATTAGATTTATTTCACCAGTATATCCCGGATATTGCAGAAATGATTATTAATCAGCGAGAGAGGACACAAGAACAGCGTGTACAGTGGTATAAGGACTGCGTAGAATATGCAAAGAGTTTAAATCCATTTGTATATGGTTTTATTCGTAAAACGCTCATGGTAATTGACAACTACTTGGAAGAAAACGACGACACAAAAATGATGAAAATTGAAGATATAAAGATTTATCCATGTTTTGCAGCAAATAAGCCAAAGCCGGATAAGATGAACCAGAAAGAACAATATTTTGCAGAAACTGGGCTTTTGCAGTCACGGATTATTCTTGACAGCCGAGGCAACTTGATTGATGGATATACATCATACCTGTTAGCAAAAGCACATGATATCAAGATTGTTTCTGTCAGATATGGCAAAAGGCAGATCGTGAGGGCGAGTTACAAGCCCGGCGGCAGGCTGTATTCATGGGAACTGCCAGAGGCTCTTATTAACAGGGTATCTGCCGGGGATAAGGTGCTTGTGCACACGGAGAGGGGCGTTAAGGTGGTCACAGTGGCAGTGGTGAAGGAATATGCCGGGAATGAGCCAGAACCGCTTAGAATGGTTATTAATGTAAAGCAGGCGAGAAGAGTTTAAAAGGAGATTTTACTATGTACGAAATAATTGACGAAACATTAAAGATTGCAAGTTGCAGCATCAACGATTTGACACTTGAACAGGCTTCCTCGTTCCTCTCACAGTGGGAGGACGGGGCAACTCTCGGAAGCCTTACATTGTTTATCAATCGTGAAACAGGATACCTTGTATTGAACAAGGACAATGAGCAGTATGAGCATAATTTGAAGCTGGCAAAGACAATTTTGTCTGCAAGCGACGAGCGGATTGAGAAATACAGGAGTAAGATGGGCGGCAGAATGAGCGAAACAATGGAGGTTGCAAACAAATTTAGAGAGTATAAGCAGATACAGGACGATTTAAAGATGATTGAACATCAAGGGGTGGCGCTCTTTAGGGACCATACAATCAGAAATGTCTTATCGTCACTGGAAAAGAAACAGATTCCAACTTGCCTTTTGATGTCACAGGCATACTCCTATGGAGTTATGAACGGAAAGCGCATGGAGAGGGCAAGGAGAAAGGCGGTGGCGGCAGTATGAGAGACGAGAGAAAGTTTAAAGAGGTAATACATACAATTAAGGGTGCCGAGAAAGACAAGGATAAGTTCTGTAAGGCGGCACGCATTGAAAGACAGCCCATGAGCAATGAGCAGTTAAAAATGATTTTAGAGTCTGGGCTTATTGCGCTGGGAATGATTCTGATATTCTTATTCTTCTTTATGCTGTTTTACCTGCGCAGATAAGAACGTATTTACGATAAATTGTAATTTAAGACTAGAAAAAAGAATAAATGTTTGCTATAATGAAACTGTTGTTCGCCCGCCTGTTTCGAAATAAGTGTGAGCGTATACAGTTAGGAGGTAGATAGTATTGGGCAGGCAAAGAGGTTTTAAATTGCAGAGCACAAAGCAGAATGAGGATTTTGCACATCTTGTGAGAGTGAAAATGGTAGAACATGATGTTACGCGCAAAAAGCTCATGGAGCTGACAGGAAGATGTAGTGGCACGATGGTTAATCGTTTTGGGAAAATAAACCCGACACCAGACGAAATGTCGATATGGGAGTTGCGGATATACTACAAGGTACTGAAATTGTCTGATGAGGACATATTGAACTTCATTAGATAATTATCAGTCAGAAAAGTGAAAATGGGCGGCTAGGTTGTCGCCCTAAGCCGTCTTGCTGTTTGAAAATACTTTTAAAATGGTACAAATTCCGGTGCGGATTGTTATATCATGAAAGAAACAGCATAAAGGAGTGAGGAAATGACAGGCGAGGCACTGGAAGCAAAGAAGGCTTATGACCGCGAGTACCGTAAACGAAACAGGCAGCGGATAAACCAGCAGCAAAGAGAATGGCGCGCCCGCAACCCGGATATGGTAAGGGCGCAGAATGAGCGGTATTGGCAGAGAAAGGCGGAGTCCATGAAGAAAACAGGGATATCCAGTCTGGAAGGGGCAGGAACAAGTGAAAAAGAAAGGATACAGTGAGACGGTCATTGCGGCGTTTTTAAAGTATGACAAGTTAAGCGACATTATCACGGAGACAGGATTGTCGCGGAACACGGTCGCAAAATACCGTGATGACCCGCTTTTGCAGGAGATACTGGCAAACAGGCGCATGGAGATCATCAGGTCCTCCGTAAACAAAATGCAGGATTCCATGAATGAATGCGTAGATGTATTGCAGACCATTATACGGGATAAGGAAGTAAGCGCACAGACGCGCGTTAATGCAGTGCAGATCATGCTGAATCAGTGTAAGGTCTGGACAGAGACGACGGATATCCTGACGCGCCTGAAAGCCTTGGAAAATGCAGAAAAATAAGTAAAATTTATGATTTACGGGGGGGCTGAATGAACGGCATTGAGAGACGCCTGCAGCGGATTGAGGAAGCAGCGGCACAGCGGAGCAGGGGGCGCATGGAAGCGGGCAGGATTGACTTAAAGGGATTTATAGCGCCCTGCTATTATGGGCTTGATGATGATGTCCAAAACGGCAGATTCCAGTACTTTAATCTTCCTGGTGGAAGAGGTTCCGCAAAATCGTCGTTTGTTTCTTTGGAGATAGTGAAAGGGGTCATGAAGGACATCACAGGGCGTACCAATGCGATTGTATTCCGTCTGGTTGCAGGGACCATGAGGGAAAGTGTTTACTCACAAATCGCATGGGCGATTGACACGCTGGGGGTTAATGCGTTATGGAGAGGTAAAGTTTCCCCGATGCAGTATGAGTATATTCCGACAGGCGCGCAGATTATTTTCCGAGGGCTTGATGATGCCTCGAAGTTAAAATCAATAAAGCCACAGAAGGGAACATTTCGCTTTGTATGGTTTGAGGAGTTTTCGGAAATTTCCGGGGAATTATTGCTGCGTAGCGTGGAACAATCTGTTATCCGTGGTGGTAATGATTTTATAGTATTTCGCTCGTTCAATCCTCCGATTTCCTTGAATAACTGGGCTAATATGTACATAAAGCAGCCAGATAAGCGTGCCAAAACGCTTCTGACGGATTACAGGAGCATTCCGGCTGAATGGCTGGGGGAGGCTTTCATTTATGAAGCGGAGCGCTTGAAAGTAGTCAACCCCAAGGCATATGAGCATGAATATCTTGGAATCCCGACAGGAACCGGCGGAGAGGTATTCCCTAATCTGGAAATACGGGAGATAACAGACGAAGAAATGCAGTATTTTCAGTATATTTATCAGGGTGTTGATTTCGGTTTTGCCGTTGACCCTTTATGCTTCCTTAGAATGGCATATGAGCGTAAAAAAGAAAAGATATACTTTCTTGACGAAATATATGAAAGGCATTGGAGCAATGAGCGGCTTGCAGCGGAAATCATAACAAGAAGGTATAATGATAATACGATTGTGTGCGACTGTGCAGAGCCAAAGAGCATTATTGATTTGAGAAGCAAAGGGCTTCCGGCGAGGGAGTGCTTCAAGCGTCCCGGAGCGGTCCTGTACAGGGTAAAGTGGATGCAGCATAAGACGATTGTAATCGACCCCAAAAGAACGCCCAACGCATACAGGGAGTTTACACAGTATAGTTACCCGGTAGATAAGAATGGGAATCTTTTATCTGAATTAGTGGACAAAGACAACCATTCCATTGATGCGGCCGCGTATGGACTTAACAATCTGATATTTAGCCGTGAAGCCACGGCATAGGAAGGAGAAAAGTATGGATTACTTAAAAATACAATGTTTTCATTGTGGAGGAAAGTTTGAGTTATATAGCCGGAACATGAATCATGATGATAAACCGCCAAGGTGTCCGCACTGCTTGAAAATGATGGACAGGACACAGTGGAAGCGGTTGGTTGATGCTTATTACACTTTTGCGGAAGTCAATAAGAATTTCAGGAAATATCATGATGACAGGGGCGAAGCCCTGTTCCAGGCAGAGTTTAGAAACTATTATGTGAAGCCGGAAAAGATTGTGATAGAAGATTAACGGAATAGAGGGTGCAATATATAGCATGGGAATAATCAAAACAATAAAAAGGTGGTGGGACAGTTTGTGGCAGAAAGAAGCACAGGACAAATTCGGAGTTGAGACAATCGAAAGCGACGTTATGAAAGCGGCTCTTAATGATTGGGTGAATATCTATCAGGGCAAGCCGGACTGGACGCTGCCGGATGATAGAGGGAATGTTGACATAGAATCCTTTAATTTCGCGAAAAAGCTGTGCAATGAAACCGCAAGGCTTACCACGCTTGCACTGGGTATCACGGTGGAGGGTTCTGCCCGGGCAGACTGGATCAATGGCTTCATGGAAAGCTATATCTCACGTATGAAGAATGAGGAATGTGAGAAAGCCTGTGCATTTGGGTATATCATCTTAAAGCCGAATGGCGAGGGCATAGATTACGTCATGCCTTGGGATTTCTGCCCAACGCACGCCACGGATGGGAAGATTGACGGCGGTATCTTCTTTGACCATCACCACGAGCCGGGCGATAAGTGGTATTATACACGCCTTGAATATCATCACTTCGAGGATTGGAGAGTGCCGCAGGATAATAATGTGAGATTGTATCGCATCACGAATAAAACATATAAATCTACTGGCACAAACGGAATAGGGCGGGAGTGCAATATCAAAGAAACGGTATGGGCGGATTATGAGGAAGATATGGCGTTTACGGGAGTAGAAAGACCACTGTTTTCTATCTTTAAAATGCCGATTGCAAACAATGTTGACTTGCAAAGCCCTTTGGGAGTGTCCATATTCTCCAATGCCCAAAAGGAACTAAAAAGCCTTGATATTGCATGGACACGGTTGGAAGATGAGATATTTGACAGCCAGAAGCAAATATTTCTAGGCGATGCACTAATTGACGATCCCAACATGGCGCATATGAGAAACTATACAACGAATGGAGTTGTTGATAAGATCGGAAGAAAAATGCCAAGATACGTCAGATTGATACCCGGGGGAAGCACAGGGGAGGAATACAAAGAGGTAAACCCAGCATTGCAGACAGCGGACAGATTAAGCGGCATAGACCATTTTCTGAACCTTGTCGGCGTGAAGTGCGGGTACAGTACAGGGCAGTTTGTTTTGAATGGGCGTAGCGGACAAATGACGGCAACACAAGTTGAAGCTGATGATAGGGAAACAATTCAGCTTATCACACAGATTAGGGATAGCCTAAAGGTAGCCACTGATGGACTGATTTACGCTTTGGATAAATGGGCGGATATTTATAATCTTGCACCGGTCGGAGTGTATGAGGTTGCCTATGATTTTGATGATATTACCGTAAACAAAGAGGAGGATAAACTCTTTGAGTTACAGCTTGCAAATCAGGGGTATATGTCAAAAGCCCGGTATCTTGTGCGGCATTTGGGAATGACAGAAGATAAAGCGGCGGCAATGGTAGCAGAAGCGAGCCTGGAAAGCATGGGAGCCGAACAGGAGGGACTATTTGGTGATGAATTTTATAATCCGCAGGAAAAAGAAAGCGAATCAAGGAGTGGTGGACTTAATGGAGCACAAACACAAAGTTTGATTTCTATTATCCAGCAGTTATCGGCAGGAAGCATAACAGAGGGGCAGGCTATAAATCTTATTGCTACAGCTATAGGAATAAGCAAGGATGAGGCGAGAAAAATACTTGTAGGAGAAATATAGAAAGCCAGAAGCGAGAATGAGCTGGAAGAAAGCAGCTTATTCGGAGAGGAGTAGAAATGAATAAACTTGTATGCGGAATAGCGGTAGATGAAGAACTCTACATGAAATACCAGGATAAAAAGTATAGAATCGGCAAAGAAGAGTTTGCGCTGGGAGCGATTGAAATTGTGGCTGCTTCCAAGGATTATGATGCGTATCCGTATCTTAAGGCGCAGGCGCAGGGCGTAGTGGAGCAGGTGCAGGAGGAGATTAGAGAATATTATGCAGCCAGAGACGGCAGAAAGGAATACGTTACCATGAAACACAATACATTCAGCGAATATATTAAGGACCTGCAGGAGATTCACGCCAAGTCGGCGCCCGAAAGAAGGGAGCTCAAAGAGAGAATGGACATGGCGCAGAAAAGATGGGAAGAAAACCAGAGGGAATTTAAAAATGATGAACATTTTCTTGCAAGGGAGAAAGTAGTGTTTTTGGATGCACAGGAAGAGTATAGGAATAACATCAAGGAATTGCAGAGAAGGACGCAGGAAGAGATTCAGGCGGTGCAGGCCGAATATGAGCGTCATCTGAATGATTTCTATGCCGCAAACGGAAACAGGATTGACGATTCCGCAGTCAGACTTTTGAAATCAGGCATCAGACTGACGGATGCAGAAATTGACAGCATGGTAAACCAGAACAAAGGCAATCCGACGATGCTGCGCCTGATCTCCGACCATTGTGACGCCAATAAAATCACCAGCCAGTCAGCAAGTATATACGGGACACTTGCACGGAAAAACGGAGCGGAGGAAAGGGAAGCTTTCAGGACGATAGCCGGAATGGTTGAAAAAGCAGTCAGCGAGGACGAGACAACTTCCGATGTGTGGGGAGCGGAACATTCCCATTTTGAGCGGCTTAGCGGCCAGCAGATTGAAAGCATGAATGCATATTCCATTCAGCCTGCAGTAAATCAGGAAGCGGCCGGTATTTAGGAGAAAAATGTCATAGATAATTGTCTGTAAAGGAACCACTGTTGAAAAGGTGGTTCTTTTTGTTTATATCTCCGATCTGAAAAAATGCTGTAAAATGGTACAACCATCTTTAAAAAATGTTGGATAATAAAGGAAAGAAAGAGAACAGGAGGGATAGGGAATGGGAGCAATGTCAGCGGAAGCAGTTGAAGCAAGAAAGGCTTATCAGAGGGAGTACAGGATCAGGAACCGGGATAAGATTAACAGCCGGAGAAAGAACTGGCGCGCAGAGAACCGGGACAGGGTACGGCAGTACAACCGGGAATACTGGGAGGGCAGGAAAGGCATCAGGGCATCATGGGAGGATTACGGCATCACACCCGAAAGGCTGCATGAACTGACGGGGATTGTCAGGTCAGAAAAGTATGATTCCATGGTGCTCTCTGCGGCTCGTAAGGCTGACGAAAGCGCGGCAGGGCATATTATTATGTCTGTAAAGGAAAATGTATCCTATGAAACCCTAGAAGCGAGACAGGCGGCAGGCAAAATTGAGAGGATTGCTCTCGGACGCAGTGATTTTTATGGGGTGAGGCGGTTGTTCTTCCATTACATTGATATTGCATTGAGTGAGATTCAGGCAGGAAAAAGTGAGGAGGTAAATAATGGATAA